GCTAGATAAGATTGGGTTTTTATTACTACCTAAAAATTTTGCAACAATATTCCCATATTGTGTATGGTATTGGATTATTCTTTCTGGTTTATTTTATTGGATAATAAAAGGTAGAAAATAATGTGGGAAATAGGTTGTTCAATAAGTATAACAATTTGTATATTAGGTGTAATAGCAATATTATTATGGGTATGGTCAAATGAAGATAAATGAATCAAGTAAAGTTAGCACAGATATAAAATCTTTAATAAGTATTATTACAGGTGTTGCAGTAGGTGTTTGGGCATATTTTGGTATTATTGAAACTCAAAACCAATTAAATAATAGATTAGAATTAATGGAAAAAGATTTAACTGAGAATACAGAATTTAGAATAAAATGGCCAAGAGGTCAGTTAGGTTCACTTCCAGCAGATAGTGAACAGTTTATGCTTATTGAAGATTTGTATAAACAAGTTGAAAAGCTACAAGCTACACAAGAAATGAATATGACTAACAAAGTTAATATTGAGTTTTTACAAAAGCAAATGGAAAAGGCATTAATTGATATTGAGAAGCTAAAAGATAGTAACAGAGAAATAAAATACACTAATGGAAATGGTAATCACTAATGATTGAAACTGTTGTAGCATTATTAATGATAATTAATAACGAAATCAAAGAACATAGAATCCAAGAATCTATGGTTCAATGCTTAAAAGGAAAAAGACAAGCAGAAAGAGTTTATCAAGAGAACGTACAATATTCATGTATTAAAACAAAAGCAGAACTTGAAAAAAATATAGATGGAAGTTTATCAATAAAAAAGATAATATTATCAAAATGAAGTTTATCTTAATTTTATCAATTTGTTCATCTTTGACAGGAACTTGTCAAACTATAGGAATACCTACAGAAAGATTTGATACTTGGTCAGAATGTGTTAAAGCTGGTGCAGAACAAATAATAAAAACTACAGAAACATTTGAAGATAAATTTAACAAACAAAGATTGGTTGTAAGTTATTTTTGCAATGAAGATCACTCTAACAAGACCACAACTTAAAGTATCATCAAGTAACAAAAGATTTAGAGTTTTAATATCAGGTCGTCGATTTGGTAAGACTTATCTTTGTATTACTGAAATGATGAAGTATGCCTCTCAACCAAATAAAAAAATTTGGTATGTTGCTCCTACGTTTAAGATGGCAAAAGAGATTGCATGGTCTAGTTTAAAAGAAATGTTAAATCAATTTAATTGGATTGAAGATATTAACGAAACAACTATGACTATCACAATCAAAAAATCTCATAGTACAATATCTCTTAAAGGTGCTGACAATTATGATTCACTTCGTGGTACAGGACTTGATTTTTTAATTTTAGACGAATTTGCTGACATAGATAAAAAAACTTGGTTTGAAGTACTAAGAGCAAGTGTAGCAGATACTATGGGTCATGTTCTTATGTGTGGTACTCCAAAAGGTTATGGAAATTGGACCTATGAAATGTATCTTAAAGGAAAACAAGATACTGAATGGGATAGTTTTCAATTCACTACATTAGATGGTGGTATGGTTAGTGAAGATGAGATTAGCCAAGCAAGATTAGACTTAGATCAAAGAACATTTAGACAAGAATTTGAAGGTACGTTTGAGAACTATGCTGGATCTATTTATTATAACTTTCATCCTGTAGAATCTGTTGTTGAGAGAAGTATTGATTGGAATAAATCTTTACATATTGGAATGGACTTCAACGTATCGCCAATGTCAGCTTGTGTTAGTCAAATTGAGAAAGATCGAATCTATATTGTAGACGAAGTAGTCATTTATGGCTCTAATACTGATGAAATGTGTGAAGAAATAAGAAACAGATACGGAACTAAAATGCCAATATTTATTTATCCTGATCCAGCTTCAAGACAAAGAAAGACTTCTGCTGGAGGAAGAACTGACTTATCAATTTTACAAAATGCTGGTTTCCAAGTTAAAGTTAAACATAAACACCCAGCTGTTAGAGATAGGATTAATGCTGTCAATTCGAAACTAAAAGATTCTAAAGGCAATCGATATATTTTTGTTAGTAAATCTTGCAAAACTTTGATAAAAGGATTACAAAGACAAACTTATAAGGAAGATACCAACATTCCGAATAAAGAAGATGGATTTGACCATATGAATGATGCTTTGGGATACATGATTGATTACATTAAACCTCTAGTCGTTCAAACACCAAATTCACAACCATTAAGATGGACAATGAAATAATATGGCATATTCAAGGCAAGAAATATTAGATGTACACAAAGACTACGAAGAAAGCGTAAATAAGTGGGAGTTCTATATTCGATCTTATAATGGTGGATTTGATTATTCTGCTGGACAATACTTACATAGATATAATTTAGAACTTGATAACGAATATGCAAAAAGACTAGGCAACACAGCATTAGACAATCATTGTAAAAATATTATTCAAATTTATTCTTCATTTTTATTTAGAGTTAAACCAAGCAGAGATTTTGGAAACTTAGCTGACGATCCTAGTTTAGAAAGATTCTTAAAAGATGCTGACTTAGATGGTAATAATTTTAATACAGTAATACAACAAGCTCAAAACTTTGCATCTATATACGGTCATTGTTTTTTATTTTTAGATAAACCAACTTTCACAACACAAACTTTAGCACAAGAACTTGAAGCAGAGATTAGACCTTATTTATCTATAGTTACTCCTGAGAACGTATTTGATTGGAACTTTGAGAGATTAGTCAACGGCAGATACGTTCTTAACTATATGAAGATTAGAGAAGAAGTTGATAAAGAGGGTGGGATATACTTTAGACTTTGGTATCCAGATCGAATTGAAACTGTATATCAAAAAAGTGATTATGATGACCCTAAACTAATAGATACTGTTACCAATCGCTTAGGTAAAATACCAGCAGTTATTTTGTACAATTCTAAATCTCACAAAAGAGGAATTGGCATGAGCGACCTTTCAGATATTGCTGACTTACAAAAATCTATTTACAATGAATATTCAGAAATTGAACAACTTGTTAGATTAACAAACCATCCATCATTAGTTAAGACACCGGGTGTCAATGCTTCAGCTGGAGCTGGTGCTATAATTGAAATCCCAGAAGAAATGGAACCAAACTTAAAACCTTATCTACTACAACCATCAGGTCAAAACTTACAAGCGATCATGGATTCAATCAAAACTAAAGTTGAAGCTATTGATAGAATTAGTCATGTTGGAGCAGTAAGAACAACTAAAACTCAAATTGCATCAGGAATAGCTTTACAAACAGAATTTGAATTATTGAATGCTAGACTATCTGAAAAAGCAGATCACTTACAGTTAGCAGAAGAACAATTATTTAAACTTTTTGCTGAGTTCCAAGGTAGAGAGTTTGACGGAGAAATAAATTATCCTGATACATTCAATATTAGAGATTACGCTTCTGATCTTATGTTCTATCAACAAGCAAAAGCCATCAATGTAGGATCGCCAACACTATCTAAAGAAATAGACAAAGAGATAGCAAGATCAATAGTCGATGATGATGAGAAGTTAGGAATGATCTTTGATGAGATTGATGCTAAAGCTGAAGTTGGAGAATTTACTCAAGATGAAGTTGAAGAAGAAGAGGTTACTGCAGAACCTATACAGTAACCCCTTAAGTTAATTAACTAAACAACTCTTTTTAGTCTTATATCTTCTATTTTATTTTCCATAGATGAAACATCTTTATTCATTTTTTTTAGAAGTTCAGATTTTTTTACATCTAAATTATAACCACCAACAAATTTAATTATTGCTCTGTCATCAGCATCGCCTTTGACAGAAAGAATAATATTTTGAACTTGGTTCATGTTAATTAACTCAACATTCCAACTTCCTATTGGTTGAATAGCAATAAAATTATCCATTAGTTTTCCTCCCTTGGTTTGATTTGTGATTCATGAAAAACAGGATAGCTTCTAAATTCTTCTTTCTTACCATCCTGTACCATTCTAGAAAGTTTAGCCACACACTTACTTCCTTTGATTATAGTAGCACCCATCTTTCTAGCTTGGTTAAAAGTACAAAACCCACCTTGTAGGTTTGTAGATTGTAATTTCTCAAGATTCTTACCTGAGAACTCTTTTTTTGTATATAGATTGTAGTACATTATTTCTTCTCCTCTATTTTTGTTACTCTGTTTTCATGTTCATCGTAGTAAATTTCAAAAGGAACATACCAAATGTTATCTTCAACTTTTGGAGTAACATCTTTTCCATTTGCAATTTTTCTAGTTAAAGCAATTTTGTAACATTTGTAATATTTGTTATCACAGTTACCTTTTTCAATAACTTTACCTTCAATAAAATAATGACCAACACCCTCTCTAGGTTGGAAGTCATAAGCTCTTATTGTGTCTCCGATGTTTGCTTTGTTTTCGTGTATCATTTTTTCCTCTCTGTTTGTTTTTTTCATAACTAAGCCTCGTATATTCCATTATTAGGATCAACAATTATTACAGAGCATAGTTAGTGGTTATTTTTTATCTACTTTCTGAAAATTTAACTTTAGATGAGTTCCATTAATAGTATCTATGGTAACTTTGATCTTATGTTTATTTTCATCAAAGTCAGGATGCCTAGATTTCTCTAATTTAATTCCATCGTTCATAGCTTTCATTAATAAATTTTCTTGTCTTTTATTCATTTGTTTTTCCTCCGTTTAGTATTTTTTGTTTAGCTAGCATCCATCTAGATTCTTCATCTAGAATTTTGCCTTCTTGTTCTTGTTCATGTAATGGAACAACTTCTAAAGGATCTAAGTTTTCGTTTTTAGATTTCTCTATTAGTTCATCCCAATATCTTTTTGACATGATCATTTTTTTCTCCTCTTTGTTTTTTTTTCATTCCCTACTATACAACATTCGGTTTTACACATCCTGTAGGTTCTAAACGATTTTGTCTAATTTGTAAAAAATGAGTTACAGTTACCAATCGAAAAAAAATTTATTTTATCTGTTGCTTGGTTTTTTAGACTTTTAATGATATTTAACTTTCATGTCCGATATTGTTGAACAAATGGCAAATTATAGAATCTCTCAAATAGAGTTAGCTGAAGCAAGATACTATGAAGATTTAATAAGAGCTTTAGATAAAATTGAAAAAGAAGTTATAGCTTATGCTGGAACACTTCCTATCAAAGAGGGTAAGTTATTTGAACTGAAAGCGGCAGTTGCATCAAGACCTATCATTAGAGAAATTTTAGAAAGAGAATACTTAGCATGGTCAGATAAAGTTGTTAGAGAGGGTTATTCAAAACAAGCTAAAAGAATAGAAAGAGCATTTAAAACTATTGGACGTATCCCTGTTGAGTTCCAACAACTAACTGATTCTGACTTATCTGTTATACAAAATTTAAAAAGACAAACATTTACTCAATTCAAGGATGTTGCAAATACATTTACAAGAACAATTTCAGATAAAATTTATCAAAGTACATTAGTAGGAACTAACTTTACTGAGTTGCAAGGAGAACTTAGACAAACAATAAATGGAATCTATGCTACTGCTGATGATGAGGCTGTAAATAAATTAATAACTCAAATAAAAAGAGATGAAGTTAGAGTTAGAAGAATAGCTGGTCCTGAAAGAGCTGTTATTAGAAATAGATTAGATAAAAATATTCAAACATTACAATCTAAATATGCAACTACTAGGTCAGGCGAAAACATGAAACGATATGCTGGACAGATTCTTAATGATGGACTTAGAGAATTTGACGCACAACTTAATTTACATAAATCAATAGAAGCTGGTTTAACAATGTGTAAGTATTTCGGAAACATTATCCCTACAACCAGAGATCATTGTAGGCTTGTAAGAAGTGGGGAATATGATACAAGACCAGGAGGACTATTTACGATTGATGAGGTCAAAGAACTTTGGGCAAGTAAGTCTTGGAAAGGCAAAAAGTCTGGAGATCCACTTTTAGTTAGAGGTGGTTATAACTGTCGTCATCAATGGAGCTTTGTCAATCCAGATTGGTATGATGAAAGCGGAAACATAATAACTGAATAAGGAGTAAGATGTCAGAAGAAAATAAGGTTGCTCAACCTACAAATGAGAATACAGAAGCTACTACAACAGAAGCTACTGAAACTAAAACAGAAGAAACAAAAACATTTACGCAAAGTCAAATAGATAACATGATTGCATCTAGAGTTATGGCTGAACGTAATAAATATGAAAAAAAGATAGCTGAAGAAGAAACTAAAAAGCAAGAACTTCTAAAACAAAAAGAATTAGAAGAAGCAAAATCTAAACAAGAAGTCGAAAAGATTATGCAACAAAGACTTGCTGAAAAAGAAGCTGAAATAAATAAAATTAAATCAGAAGTTAAAGCAGAAAGAATTGATAAACAAATTCTAGCTCTTGCTTCAACTAACAAAGCAATTAATCCTGACCAAGTAGTATCTTTGTTAAAATCAGAAGTACAATTATCAGAAGATAATAGAGTTGAAGTACTTGATCAAAATGGCAACATAAGATATAACGAAAAAGGACAACCTTTATCAGTTGAAGAACGAGTAAAGGAGTTTTTAGATACTAACCCACATTTCCGTCAAGGGTCTCTGTCTGGATCAGGAAGCCAGAGTAGTATCGGTGGTAATAGCCAAAAACCCAGATCAATAGGCGACTTGGATTTGAATAATCCATCTGACAGAAAAGTTTATGCAGAAATGCGTAAGCAACGTCAAGGGTTCACTTTAAATCCTAAATTAACAATTAACAATTAATAGGAGCTTACAATGGCTAACGAAACAACATCGTCGACGCTATCGGAACTGTATACAGAAATTATCCAAGAAGCTATTTTTAACTTCCAAGAAACTTCTGTAATGAGACCTTTGGTAACGACTTACAACATCACAGGACAAGGCAAACAAGTAGCTGTTCCTGTATATCCAAACATCAGTGCGGCGGCAGTAGCAGAAGCAACTGATTTATCAAACACAGCTATCAACCCAACTGAAGCAACAATAACTGCTTCTGAAGTAGGTGTAATGACAACTCTTACTGACTTAGGTAGAGATACTGCATCAAGAGACGTTGCGGCTGACATCGGTAAATTATTCGGTGAAGCAATTGCTAAAAAAGTAGACACTGATTTAGGTGCTTTGTTTGGTTCATTTGCATCAGGTAATGACTTAGGTGCGGCTGGAACTGAATTAACTGCTGATCTTTTATTAAAAGCAGAAGCTACTTTAAGAGGTTTAAACATTCCAAGACCTTACTATGGTGTGTTTAATCCAAAAGCTATGTTTAACTTAAAAAAATCATTAACTAATGCTGGTTACTCAACAGGAGCAAATGCTCTTAGCGATATTGCTAACGAAACTTTAAGAAATGGTTACGTTGGAACAGTATTTGGAATTGATCTTTTTGAAAATGCAAACTTAGCTGTAGATGGATCAGATGATTCTGTAGGTGGTGTATTCCATCCTCAATCACTTGGTTTAGCTATGAAAACAGATTTCAAAATTGAAACTCAAAGAGACGCATCTCTAAGAGCAACAGAAATTGTTGGAACTGTTACATACGGAACAGGTGTAGTTAAAGATGATTTTGGTTGTCAAGTAACAACTGATTCAGCACTTTAATAATTAGACTTAGTTGGGGGAGAAATCCCCCACTAACAACTTAAAGGATTTATTATGGCAAACTTTACAGGCTCAGATGTTATTACAGTTGCAGATGTTCAAACTTATCAACCAGATGCTTTTGACTTTGGAATAGGATCAAGCGATGCAAAAGTAACAACATGGTTAGGTTTAACAACAGATGATATTTTAAGAGAATTAAGAATTAAGTGGTGGCAAACATACAAAACAAATGTTTTTACAGATATTACAGTTTTAAATACTGTAGAGTTAGATAATACAAAAGTTAATTTAGATCAATTTACTAGAGCTGGTGTTTATTTATTTTTAGGAAAATTCTTTTTTCCAGCATTAACAAAATTTAGACCTGAAGCTGATAAAGATAGATTCGAAAGAATGATTGAGTTTTATAATAGCCAATACAATATTGAGTTTCAAAAGATACTTGAAGATGGAGTTGAATACGATGCTGATAGTACAGGAACTATTAGTGTTGCTGAAAGAGAAAACTTACATGGGTCAGGAAGACTTATTAGATAATGGCTTTATCAATTAATTTTTCAACTAATACAAAACAAATACAAAAGAAGTTTAACAGATTTCTTAGAAGATTTCCTCATATTACTAAAAAAGGATTAGATCAAGCTGGAGAACAACTTAGAAGAATAATTGAAGAAAAAACTAAGCGAGGAGAGAAATATACTTCTGGTAGGTTTGTTGCTTACTCTCCTGAGTACTCAGCTTTGAAAGGTAAAACAGTAGTTGATCTAAAAGATTCAAATAGAATGTTGCAAAGCATGAAATCAAGAACTGTTAGTAACTACAAAGCACAAGTTTATTTTAATGATATGGGAATGGCAAAAAGAGCTTATTGGCATCAAACAGGATCAGGCAATCTTCCTGAAAGACCTTTTTTTGGATTTAACAAAAAAGTAGAAAATGTTATAAAAAGACAATTTGAAAACTTAGTATCAAAAGAACTTAGAAGATTAAAATTATGAGTGTAAGAGAAAACATAGCAAGTAATATTGCAACTACTATATCTGGTATAACTGCTTTAACTATTAAGAAAGTAACTAGACAACCATTTCCGTTAGAAGAATTATCTGAACAACAATTTCCAGCAGTACTAATTCAAACACAAGAAGAAATAAAAGAAGACCAAGAATTAGGTAGTGGAGCAAAAACAAGAATAAATAATCTAGAATTTCTAGTATCAGGTTTTGTAAAGACAAATGAAACAAATATTGATACTGCTAGAAATCAACTTATGGAAGTTATTGAAGAAGCATTAGAAACTGATATAACAAGAGGTGGAAATGCTTTAGATACAGAAGTTGTTAGTATCGAAACAGATGCTGGAACTCTATTTCCGTATGGAGGTGTTTCTATGATTGTAAGAGTAATTTATGAACATCAATCTGGTACTGTTTAATGAGTGTATTGAAAAAGTTAGTAAAAATAGAAAAACTTAATGATAAGATTTCATTACTTTGTGAGGAAATCAAAGAAGAAATAGAAAACGAGAACCCTTATGAAGATTATGAGCCAGATGAGGAAGAACTTGAAGAATTAGACTAAATAAAATATAATTAATATTATGGCAAAAGATATAAAATTAAAAAAAGGTAATGACGAGATTACAATTAACGAAAATAATCTTGCGCACTATGAAAAGCTAGGTTATAAACCTATCACTAATACTAAAATTAAAAAGGAGAATAAATCATGGCAACCCATCACGGAAAAGAAGGTGTCGTCAAAACAGGATCTAACGTAACAGGCGAAGTTACTGCTTTTACTTTAGAAACTACAGGCGATGTTGTTGAAGATACAGCTTTATCTGATTCTGCAAAAACATTTTTAGCTGGAAGAACTTCATTTAGTGGAACTATCGAAGCTCACTACGATGAAACAGATACTTCACAAGAAGAAATGACAGTAGGATCATCTTTAACTTTTACATTACTTCCAGAGGGTAATACATCAGGCGATGCTTCATACTCAGGTAGTGGAATTGTTACAGGAATGTCAATTTCAAATACTTTAGATGGTGTAGTTTCAAGAAGTATTACTTTTCAAGGAACAGGTGCTTTAACTGTAGGAACTGTATCATAATATAATTTATGAAGATTATCGATAGAGCAAAATCTCATTTTGAGTCTCTAGGTGTACAATCTATTGAAGTTCCTGAATGGCAAGACGAACAAGGTAATCCAACTACTATATATTGGCAACCTATAACTCTTGCTGAAAAGAAAAAACTATTCAACAAAACAGAAAACCTTAATGATGCTGGTTTGTTAGCCGATGTTGTCGTAATGAAAGCATTAGACAAAGATGGTAACAAATTATTCTCCCTTGAAGACAAACTAGCATTAAATCATAAAGTTGATTCAGATGTACTTTCCAAAATAGCTGTTGCTATGGTACAAACTCCAAGCGCTGAGGATTTAAAAAAAAAGTAAATACTGACATAGAGCTTAAAAATATGCTAATAGTAGCAGATAGGCTCAAAATAAATTTTTCTGAGTTAGGTCAGATGAGTGAATATGAGTTTAACCTTTGGGTTGCCTTTATGTTAGATGAAAGTGAACGATCCAAAGAAGCAATGAAAAAATAACTATGGCACAAAATTTACTTATAAATATTCTTGCAAAAGATAAAACAAAACAAGCTCTTGGAACAGTTCAAGCTGGATTAGGTAGATTACAAAAAACGGTATTTTCAATTCAAAGTGCATTAGCTGGAATAGGTGGTGCATTAGTTATTCGTTCATTAGTTAATGTTGGATCACAAGTAGAAAATTTAGGAGTTAGATTTGCATTCCTATTTAAAGGAATGGAAGAGGGTAACAAAGCATTTGATACATTAATTAATTTTGCGGCAAGAGTACCTTTCTCTCTTGAAGACATTTCAGCGGCTTCAGGAAATCTTGCAGTTGTATCTAAAGATGCAGAAGACTTAGCAAAAATTTTAGAGATTACCGGTAATGTTGCAACAGTAACAGGAATAGATTTTCAAACTACTGCAACACAAATTCAAAGAGCGTTTGCTGGTGGTATAGCGGCGGCTGATATTTTTAGAGAAAAAGGTGTTAGAGAAATGTTAGGTTTTGAAGCTGGAGCAAAAGCAACAGCTAAAGAAACTAGAAAAGCATTTAATGATGTATTTGGTCCTGATGGAGAGTTTGGTAAAGCTATGGAAGTTATGGCAGTTACGTTTACAGGAACACTGTCAATGTTATCAGATAAACTTTTTAAATTTAAACTTGAGACTAATAGAGCTGGATTTTTTGATTTTATAAAAAATGGTCTTGCTGAGATTAATGAAATTATAGAAAATAATTCAGAAGTTTTAACAGAGTTAAGTGGAAGACTTTCAGATTTTTTAATTGCTACTACTAAAAATGTTTTATTAAGTGGAGCTATTATTGTAGATGCTATGAGACCTGTATTTGAATTTGTAGGTAAAGCTATAAAAGGATTGCTTGAAGTTTTAAGATCACTTCCTCCAGGTGCAAGAGAATTTGGAATACTTGGTTTCCTTATGTTAGGAGCAAAAGGTAAAGGATTAGTATTATTAATAGGAGGATTTATTGATGAAATAAGATCGAAGTTAGGAACATTGTTGGAAGACTTTGTAAACTTTAATCAAAAAATATTAGATACAAGAAAAAGTCTATTCTTAGTTAGTAAAGAAGGCTACGAAAAAATTTTAAAACAAAATAAAGAATTATTAGAGATAGCTGAACAATTAAAAAAACCTTTAGCTGAAGTTAATAAAGAAACTCAAAAAGGTGGAGAGTACACTGAAGAATGGATGAAAAGTTCTCGAGCATTAAATGAGTTTTTTAAAAAGGTAGAAGCAAGAATGATACTTTCAAACGAACAAATGAAAAAATTATTAGAACTTGCTGGTAAAGTTAAAGAAGAAGCAAAAGAAACAGGATTTAGTTTTGGTAAAGTAAGTGAAATATTAAAAGAAAAAGTAAAAAAAGAATTAGAAAGTATAAACGAAAGAGTTGCTAAAGGTATTATTGGATCTGTTAGAAATTTAGCTAAAGGATTAGCAGAAGTAGTTGTAACAGGAAAAAAATTAAACATGACTTTGAAAGAAATAGCACAAAGTATAATGGTAAATATTATTGCACAACTAATTGAAGAAATAGCATTAAGACAAATAAATAAAATTTTAAACCAAGAAGAAGTAGAAGCTGAAGCAGATAAATTAAATTTACTTAGATCACAAAACACAGAAAGAAAAAGAGCAATATTATTTAATGCTTTAAGTGGGGGATTTTTTGGTGGACCATCTAAAGCTTCTGGAGGTGCAGTATCAAAAGGAACACCTACATTGGTTGGAGAAAACGGGCCAGAAATTTTCGTGCCAAATCAAACAGGACAAATAACTCAAACTGCAAGAGGATTAGGAGGAGGAACAACAACTGTTAATTTTAACATTAATACAGTTGATGCTTCAGGTTTTGAAGAACTTCTTATAAGATCAAGAGGAACAATTACTCAGTTAATTAACAATGCAGTTAATGAAAGAGGTAAGGAGAGCTTAATCTAATGTCAGGTGCGTTTCCAATATCAAATGCAAAATTTAGTACTTTTGGAATAAAGTCTATACAAAATACTATTCTTTCAACTTCTGTATCAGGTAAAAAACTTGCAAGACAAATAGATGGTCAAAGATGGGCATTTTCTATTAGTATAGTTACAGGAAACAGATCAGATATTTATGGCGAACTTATGGCGTTTATTGTTAAACAAAGATCAGGCAAAGAAAATTTTACTATTGTTCCTCCTGAAATAAAAAACTCAAGAGGTACTATTGCTGGAACACCAAACGGAACAGCTAGTGCTGGAGCAACTTCTATAACTTTAGGTGGTACAGGAACAGGAACATTGAAAGCTGGAGATTTTATAAAATTTTCAAACCATGACAAAGTATATATGATTGTATCTGATCATGCAGATGCTTCAACAGGATCAATAACTATTGAACCGCCTTTGACAACAGCAGTTAGTTCTGCAAATATAACTTACGATGATGTTTCTTTTACAGTTTATTTAACAAATGATATTCAAGAGTTTGGAGCGGCTGGTAGTGATAAAGATGGAAATGTACTATATAGATTTGAATTGGATGTAGAAGAAGCTCTTTAATGAAATATAAAATAACCCATATTATTACTGCTGACTTTGTAGCTGAAGCTATAGTTGATGAAAGCGAAATAGATATAAAAACAAACGACTTGAAAGAATATAAAAAACCTAATGGCAAGTTTGAAATTACTATGTTAAAAGGTACTGAAACTATAACTAGATCAACTTACGAGAAGCATAATGACAAGGAATTTAACATCATCAATCAAGACAGCATTAGCGACGAATGATATTAGACCCGTTCACTTACTCACTATTGGCTTCAGCACTCCTGTTAATCTTACTGACTGCTCTTTTTCTTTAACTTCTTCTGTATCAGGATCTAGTGTAACTTATAATCCATCAGATTTTATAATTGGTGTTTCAGATTTTACTGAACAAATAGATATAACTAAGTCAAGTGTATCATTATCTTTATCAGGAGCAGATCAAACATTTATTTCAACTGTTTTAAATGAAAACGTTACTAATGATGAAGTTACTATTTATAGAGGTTTGTTAGATTCTACTAATTCTTTAATAGCTGATCCTTTTTTATTATATAAAGGAAATGTAGAAAGTTTTTCAATTAATGAAACTAAAACAACAAGTGTTATTGGTTTAAGTATAGTTTCTCATTGGGCAGATTTTGAAAAAAAGAACGGTAGAAAAAGTAATAACACATCACAACAAAGATTTTTTAGTACGGATGTAGGAATGGATTTTAGTTCTCAAACTGTATTAGATATAAAATGGGGTAGAGAATAATGGGTATTTTAAGTAGTGCAGTTAGTTTTGTTTCAAGTATTTTAGGAGTTAATCCTGTTGTTAAATTAATTGCAACAATTGCATTAGCATGGTTATTTAGACCTAAAGTTCCTGATTTACCTGATTACGGATTAAATGAAGCAGATGATTTTGAAACAGGAGTACTACTTAACAAACAAAGTAATGATGCAAATATACCAGTTATTTATGGAACAAGATTAGTAGGTGGTGTGCGTGCTTTTGTAGAAACTTCAGGTACTGACAACACCTATCTGTATATCGCTCTAGTAATGTCAGAGGGAGAGATAAATGATATTACAGAAATTAGAGTAGATGATAGTGTTGTAACATGGTCAGGCGATTTAGAAGATAATGTTCAAAGAACAGTAGATAGTTCAGATTCGAATTATTATAAAGATGGAGAAAGTTTAATTACAGTTGAACCTCATTATGGAACTGACGGACAATCTGCAAGTTCATTACTTTCAACTTTATCTAATTGGGGAACCAACCATAAATTATCAGGATTGTCATATTTAGCTTTAAGATTTAAATGGAATCAAGATGTGTTTTCAGGTGTTCCAAAAGTACAAGCAGTTATACAAGGTAAAAAAGTTACATCTTATAATTCAAGTTTAGTCGCACAAAGTCCAGCTTTTACATCAAACCCAGCTTGGTGTTTATTAGATTATTTAACTAATGAAAGATACGGAAAAGGTTTATCTACAAGTGAAATAAATTTACAAAGTTTTTATGATGCTTCACAAGTTTGTGAAACTCAAGTAACACCTTATTCTGGTGGAAGTGATATAAACATTTTTGATGCAAATGCTGTTTTAGATACTTCAAAAAAATTATTAGATAATGTTAGAGAACTTTTAAAAGGTTGCAGAGGTTATCTACCATATACTCAAGGAAAATATAGTTTAATTATTGAAACAACAGGAACTGCATCAATAACTATAACAGAAGATGATATTATAGGTGGATATACTTTGCAAACCCCTGATAAAAATGAAAAATTTAACAGAGTTATTGTTAGTTATGTTAATCCCGATCGAAATTATCAGGTTGATGAAGTACAGTACCCACCGTTAGATGACTCTGGATTACCGAGTGCAGATCAACATGCAACAATGAAAGCGAGTGATGGTGGATTTTTGTTAGAGGGTAGATTTGATTTTGGTAAAGTTATTACAAATACATATCAAGCTGAAGAAATGGCAGAAGTTATACTTAGACGAACTAGAGATTCATTAAGACTTTCTTTAAATGTTTCGTTTAGTGCGTATGACTTAGCGATTGGAGATATTGTAAATATTACACATTCTTCAATAGGTTTTAGTGCAAAGCCTTTTAGAGTTTTATCAATTAAATTTAACCCTGATTACACACTAGGTTTAGATTTAGTAGAACATCAGGATGCGCATTATACGTGGGCTACAAAAACACAAGCTACTGCAGTTCCAACAACTAATTTGCCAAATCCGTTCACAATTCAACCACCAGCTAGTGTTACATTAGATGATACTTTAATTGAATATAATGATGGAACTGTAATCGTTGCATTAGACGTAACTATTGGTGCAAGTACTGATTCATTTATAGATTATTACCAAGTCGAATATAAGAAAAGTACAGATACAGATTTTATTATTTATGCGCAAGGTAGTGGATTAACACATAGAGTTCTTAACGTAATTGACCAAGAAACTTATGATGTAAGAGTTAAAGCGGTTAATACTTTGGGTGTATCTTCAACTTATGTTTCTGCACAAAGAACTATTGTTGGTGCAATTGAACCACCAAGTGATGTTACTGATTTTTCTTGTAATATCTTAGGACAAGAAGCTCATCTAGGTTGGGAACAAATACCAGATTTAGATTTAGCATATTATAATCTTAGATTCTCTGAAGCTACCGATGGAACTGCTGATTGGCAGAACTCTGTTGCATTAGTTGAAAAAGTATCTAGACCAGCAACATCTATTTCTGTTCCAGCTAGATCAGGGACTTATTTAATAAAAGCAGTTGATAAACTTGGTAATTTTAGTTCTAATGCCACAGCAGTAATATCAAATGTAACAGGAGCTTTGAATTTTAATGCAGTTGCAACTCAATCAGAACACCCATCATTTGCTGGAACTACAAATAACACAGTAATTACAGATGGTGCTATTGAGTTAGATTCTTCAGAATTATTCGATAGTGCATCAGGTTTGTTTGATGATGAAACAACTAGATTTTTTGATTCTGGTGTTGCTAATGCTGATTTTGTATCTACAGGAAATTATGAGTTTGCAGATGTAATTGATATAGGTGCTAAACATACTGCTAGAATTACTGCATCATTAACTCAAACAGCAGATAACCCAGATGATTTGTTCGATAATCGTTCAGGACTTTTCGATTCTGCTTCTTCAAACTTTGATGGAGACGTTGCCGCAAACTGTAATGCTCATATCGAAATAGCAACTTCTGATGATAATGTTACTTTCACAGATTTTAGAACATTTGTAATTGGAGAATATGAAGCCAGATATTTTAAATTTAGAGTAGTACTGATTTCAAGGGATAATTCTTCAACTCCTGTAGTAACAGCTGTAACAGTTTCAATAGACATGCAAGATAGAATATTTAGTGGAAATGACATTGTTTCTGGTACAGGAACTAAATCAATCACATTTACAAACCCATTTAAATCTGTTAATTATGCTGTGGGTGTTACAGGACAAGGAATGAGTACAGGAGACTATTTCACAGTATCAAACAAAAGTGTTAATGGCTTTGACGTTGCATTTTTTAACAGTTCAGATACAGGAGTTTCAAAAACATTCGATTTTATTGCAAAAGGATTCTAAAAGGAGTATAAGAAATTATGGCACAACACGACATGAACATAGCGAACCAATCCTTCCCAAGCTTTAGGTCGGATTTAAATAACGCACTTTCTGCAATTAATACAATGCAATCTGGAACATCAAGACCAAGTGGTGCAGTTGCGGGTACAATGTGGTTAGATACTACGTCAGCTTCTTCTCCAACAATAAAATTTTTTGATGGCTCAGATGATATAAGTTTTGCAACAATAGATTACACTGCAAACACAGTAAATTTTATAGATAGTACAGTTTCATTTGATATTGTTTCAGATACAACACCACAATTAGGTGGCGATTTAGATGTTAATGGTAATGCTTTTGTTACAACATCAAATGGAGATATTAATTTTACACCTAATGGAACAGGAAAAATTAAGTTTAACGATTTAGCATATATTCCTCAACAATCTTTAACATCATCATCAAATGCAGTAGCTTGGGACGTACAAGCTAAACCGAACGCATATCATCTAACAACAGAAAACACTACTTTCTCTGCACCAACTAATTCAGTTGAGGGTGCTTTTATTTGTTTAGAAATAAATTACAATGGTGCGCACACAATCGCATTCAACACTGTATTTGAATTTGCTGGAAGTACAGCACCAACATTTACTTCAACAGATGGCAAAACTGATATTTTAGTTTTTAGATATAATGGTTCAGTTTGGCAAGAAGTAGGTAGAACATTAAATTTAAGTGAGAGTTAAGATGTACGCAATAGTAGAAAATAATCAGATCACACAATATATCAATTATCCTAAATCAGTAGTAATAGGAGATGTAAGGTATCCAGCAAAAATATTTGAACTTTGGACTACTGCTGAAAAAGAAGCAATAGGTATTTACGAAATAGTAGTAGATAAAACAAACTACAAAGACCCAGAATACTACATAAACACAGATTCATCTTATTCATTTGCAAATGGTCAAGTTACAGAATCTTGGGGAACTGCAACTGCTAAACAATTAAATGATAGTTTATGGACACAACAAGATAGCGATGATGGAGACTTACCAGATGATAAATCTGTTGGAGATGTAAAAGTTGAGGGTTTAAAAACTATTAAAAAAAGAATTATAAAAGAACAAGCATCTAATCTTCTTGCAAAACATGATTGGCAAGTAGTCAAAGCAACAGAAGTTTCAGATTATTCTGTACCTAGTGCAGTTACAACATACAGAGCAAATGTCAGAACTAAATCAAATGAAATGGAAACTTCAATAGACAACTGCACAACAGTAGATCAACTAAAAGCATTATACGAATACACAGAAGATGACGATGGTAATATCACAAGACCATTAGCTGAATTTCCAGAGGAGATTTAATGACAGCACCATTAATACTTGGTACTAATTCAATCAAAGATGAGGGTTATGAAGTTGCTAACTCATACAGATCAAATCCATCAGATTCTCCTAAATTAAGCAAAACATATTCTCAAGACGCAGATTCAAAAAAAAAATTGACCTTTTCAGCATGGTTTAAAAAAACAAAAACAGGTACAACGCAAGATTTATTTTCAGCTTATAGGTCTTCAGATGGATTTCAAACAGATATAATAAGATTTGATAGTAGCGACAGATTTGAATTTTTTTCATTTCTTTCACCAAGTGGCACTTCAACAGTTAAAACAAATAGACTTTTTAGAGATACAAGTGCTTTCTATAATATAGTTGTAAGAGTTGACACTACTCAATCAACTGCTTCTGATAGAGTTCGAATTTATGTCAATGGTGTACAAGAAACATCTTTTAACACTTCAGATTATCCAGAACAAAATAGGGATTTACGCCCATTTGGTATTGGTTCAGGAACAGAACATACTATTGGTGCAGTAGGAACATCAAATTATTTTAATGGTTATATAGCAGAATGTGTTTATTTAGATAATCAATCTTTAGACCCAACATCATTTGGAGAATTTGATGAAGATTCAAACATATGGAAGCCAAAAGATGTATCAGAATTAACCTTTGGCACAAATGGATTCTATTTAGACTTTGAAGATAGCTCTGCTTTAGGTAATGATGTATCTGGTAATAATAATGACTTTACTGTGAACAATCTAACATCTATTGATCAAACTACTGATACTTGTACTAATAATTTTGCAACATTAAATCCACTTGTAGTACAAACAGGAACTGCAAACGAGCCTGTATTTAGAGAGGGTAATCTTCAAATACATGGATCAACAACAGGCTCAATACAATGGTACGCACCATCTTCAATAGGAGTATCATCAGGTAAATGGTATGCAGAATTTAAAGGTGGAAGTGCATCAAACCAAAATGGTATGGTTGGTGTAAGTTATAGACCAGAAGAAGATGCAAGAATTGATGAATATCCTGGACATCAACCACATTCTTACGGATATTATGTTAGTGGCAGAAAATATAATAATAATACTGCACCAACTTACGGAGATGCTTGGAGTACAGATATTATAGGTGTAGCATTAGATTTAGATAATCATAAATTATACTTTTCTAAAAATGGAGTTTGGCAAAATTCTGGCGACCCCGAAAGTGGAAGTACAGGAACAGGCTCAGCATATGATTTAACAACAGGAGAAACATATTTCTTTTGTATAGGAGATGGAGATAGAAGTTATGTAAATCCTTTTGATTGTAACTTTGGAAATCCAATACATACAATCTCATCAGGAAATAGTGATGGTAATGGCTATGGAAACTTTGAATATTCTGTACCATCAGGATATTATGCACTATGCACTAAAAACTTAGCGGAGTATGGATAATGAGTTACACAAATGGATTAGATAAACCAACAGATTATTTTAATACTAAACTGTACTCAGGAGATGGAACATCATCAAATGCAATTACAGGAGTAGGATTCAAACCAGATTGGTTATGGATTAAAAATAGAACTGATTCTGGTATAAGTCATGTTATTACTGATTCTGTAACATTTAGTGATAGAAGAAAATCAAATAGTAATAGTGCTGATGAAACAAATAATAGAGTAGGTTCTTATGATAGCGATGGTTTCACTTTAAATAGTTCATCTTCTCAAGTAAATGCTAGTTCAAAAAATTATGTTGCGTGGAGTTGGAGAGCATCAAACACAACAGCAGTTTCAAATACAGATGGAAGTATAACTTCAAGTGTTTCTGCATCAACTACTGCTGGCTTCTCTATTGTGTCTTATACAGGAAATGGAACATCTGGTGCAACAGTTGGTCATGGGTTGGGTGTAACACCTAGTGTTGTATGGGTTAAAAATAGAAGTAATGTTGACCCTTGGACTTGTTTCTACTCAACACTCGGTAATGGAAAATATATTGAATTAGATGCAACATCTCCCGCACAAACACCAGGAGTTGCTGGAAGATGGAACAACACTGACCCAAATTCAACTGTAATAACATTTGGAAATGATGATGATGTTAATGGAAACACAGAAAACTATGTAGCTTATTTTTTCGCAGAGAAAAAAGGCTACAGCAAGTTCGGAAGCTACACAGGAAATGGAAATGCAGATGGTACATTTATATATACAGGGTTCAAACCGAGTTTTGTTTTAGTAAAACAAACTAATGCTTCAGGAGAAGATTGGTTTATTTGTGATAATAAAAGAGAAGGCTACAATGGAGAAAACAATAGACTACTTCCAAATGCAAATAGTTCAGAAAGTACAGATAGCCCAATAGATATTTTATCTAATGGTTTTAAAGCTAGACAAAGTGGTGCAGCAGTGAATGGTTCTGGTTCAAATTATATCTACATGACATTTGCAGAGTCTCCATTTGTAACATCTACAGGAATCCCAACAACAGCGAGGTAATAATGCAATTATCAAAGCATTTTAAATTAGAAGAATTTGAAAAATCACAAACTGCTACAAGAAAAGGTATTAAAAATAAAGCTGGAAGTGGAGAGATTAAGAACCTTACAGATTTATGCTATGAAATACTTGAGCCTGTAAGAGCAAAGTTTGATAAACCAATTACAATTACATCTGGTTATAGATCGCCAGAATTATGCGAAGCTATAGGTTCAAAACCTACATCACAACACACCACAGGAAACGCAACTGATTTTGAAATTGCTGGAGTATCTAATCTTCAAGTAGCTTTATGGATTCAACATAACTGCGACTTTGACCAACTAATTTTAGAATATTGGACAGGAGAAGCTAATAGTGGTTGGATTCATGTTTCATACAAAGATGGAAGTAATAGAAAACAAGTACTGACATACGATGGAAAATCGTATAAAAATGGATTGCCTGATGCTAAATGGTCAGGTGGTAAAATAACAAACTAAAACAAGGAGAAAACTATGCCAATGGGTAAAGGAACTTATGGGTCAAAAAGAGGAAGACCTAGAAAAAAAAATAAAATGTCTAAAATGAAGAAAAAAAGAAAGAAAATGTAATGGACATAATAACTCTACCAGATTCAGATACACACATTGAAGTAATTAGTTTTTCAGGAACTTCTACTCAATCTTCAGCTTTAGTAACAGGATCTGGTAAAGTACGACTTTGTTCTGATAAAAATTGTTATATTTTATTTGGAACAAATCCTACTGTAACTACTACCAACGGAATATTTTTACCAGCAAGGCATGTAGAACTTTTTGGATGCAAAGCAGATGATAAAATTGCAGTTATAAGAGCAAGTAATGGAGATGATGATGATGATGAAGGTTCTTCAAATGTAGGAGATGGCAAACTAAGTGTTTGTTGTATAGAGTAATGCCTAAAAGTCCCAAAACTACAGGAGAACATTTAATTAGTGTATACGGACATATAGAGGGATTAAAAAAAGAAATAAGACACATAAAAACAAATCACTTAAAACATCTACACATGGATGTAGAAAAAATTAATGACAAATTCGATAGTCTATTATTTTGGTTGATAGGTGGAGTAGGAGCTGTTGCGTTACTATTCATCGGTCAAGTACTTTACTTTTTAAGCAAATAAATATACAAGGGATACTTGTATGAATAAACGTATCCTCGTAATCTCTGATATGCACATCCCTTATCATCACAAGGATTCATTTAAATTTTTAAAAAATATAAAAAAAGAATTTAAACCAGATACAATTATAAATATTGGCGATAGTTTAGACTTTCACGCAATAAGTATGCATGATTCCAACCCTGATCTTTTTTCTGCAGGACATGAACTTAAAGAAGCTAGAAAATATATAAAAGAATTAGAAGATATATTTCCAAATGTAACAGAAGTAGATAGTAACCATTCTAGCTTAGTTTATCGTAGAGCTTTGAAACATGGAATGAGTAAAGAGTTCTTAAAAGATTATGGCGAGTTCTTAGGAACAAAAAAATGGAAATGGACCGACGATATAACACTTACTATGTCAAATGGTCAGCGATGTTTTTTTACTCATGGTAGAAGTGCGGATATTCTCAAGGTTTCACAAACAATGGGTATGTCAGCAGTACAAGGTCATTATCACACAAAATTTGTTATTTCTTATTGGGCAAATCCTGACAACATATTTTTTGGCATGAATGTGGGGTGTCTTATAAACCAAAAATCCATGGCATTTGCATACGCAAAAAATTTCAAGACTCGTTTTATTATAGGTTGTGGAATCATAATAAATGGCATACCTAGATTACTACCGATGATTTTAAATAACAAAGGGGATTGGATAGGAGATATAGTATGAAAAAAGCACATTTAAACGGCCATAGAGCCACGGAGAGCGCTCTTAACACTCAAATAGGTGGTAAGCACTACATAAACAAAATTCAACCTATTGAGTTAATAGCATCACACAAATTAGACTTTTTTGATGGTAACATTGTGAAATATGCAGTGAGGCAAAAAAAAGGCGAGAATGATGCTGAGAGATATGATAAAATAATTCATTATTGTAAATTAGCAAAGGAATTAAAATGTGGTTAAGCGCAGTTAAACTTGCAATTAAAGCTGGTTCTCATATATATGCAAAACGTCAGCAAACTAAAATGTTAATGGCTGATGCTGAAACAAAACATGCACAAAAACTTGCGGATGGAGAACTTGAATATAAAA